GACAAGGAGATCAAGAATGCCTAAATCAAAGCTCGAGACGAGACTGACACGCCAGATCGCCGCACGCGGTGAAGACGATGCCAAAGAGATTGCTCGCGGACTGCTCATCAAGCGGGGGCACATCAAGTCCGATGGCACGCTCACGGCTGCGGGTAAGAAACGCCAAGATTTGGGTAACGATGGCCGAGCCAAGGACCGCGAGTCGAAGTACTCCGGGGGTAAGAACAAGCCCAGCGACTACAAGTACAACGCCAAAACCAACGCGGCGACGCTGAAAAAATGATAGGCTCCTACGAGCGCACCGCGAATAGACTGCTGCGCGGACAGCCGAAACCGCAGCCGTTTGGCATGCTGGTTGGCCACCACTTCTGGACCGGCCACAAGAGTCTTCACAAAACCAGCCAGAGCCGTAAATGGCGGTTGTTCTGGCGTCTGAAAGCGAAGCGAGCATGAGCTACATGGGAAACTTGACGCAGGGGCTCGTAGATGAACTGCTTGCTGTCGTTCACAAGTACGACGAAACGATGATGCTGCCTACGGCGCTTGGCTGCCTTGATTTGGTCAAAGCTCAACTGATCCAAGAACACATGGAAGATGACGAATGAGCAACTACAAACCGACCGAGACCCAGCGAAATTTCATGCTGGACGAATCCTACGTGCGTACGCTGGCAGGGCCTGTTGGTGGTGGCAAGTCCGTGACGTGTGTACATGAGCTGGTTCGACTGGCTTGTGGCCAAGCGCCGAACGCCAAGGGTATCCGGCGAACTCGGGCGATTATTGTGCGTAACACGGCGGACCAGTTGGCCCTGACGACTCGAAAGACGGTGTTCGACTGGCTGCCGCCCGGTGAGGCTGGTATCTGGAAAGCCGTGGAGAAGACGTTCATCCTGATGGCCAAACTGCCAGATGGGACTCAGGTCGAGTCAGAATGGATTTTCATTCCGCTGGATACGCCGGACGACGTGCGTAAGGCGCTGTCTCTGGAGACCACGTTCCTGTGGGGCAACGAAAGCCGAGAGCTCAACAGTGAGGTCGTCGATGGCCTGCTGTCACGTCTGAACCGATACCCGTCGGCCAAGGATGGCGGGCCCACCCGGTCGTGTGCGCTGTTCGATACCAACATGCCCGACGAGGACACATGGTGGCACGACAAAATGGAGAACCCTCCGAGCAACTGGGCCATCTACAAGCAGCCCGCTGCGATCATCAAGCCAGAGGTGTACCTTGAGAAATTTGGCGAAGAGCCGGACGAGGTGCTGCTGGACAAAGACGACAACGAGTGGGCCGTTAACCCAGAGTGCGACAACTACAACCACCTGCCCAAGCAGTACTACCCGAACATCATCCCGGGCAAGACCGAGGACTGGCTGCGTGTGTACCTGCGCTCGGAGTATGGCCGCAGCCTGTCAGGCACGCCGGTGTACGAGAAGACATTCACGCACGAGTTCCACGTGGCCAAAGAGAAGATCAAAGCCATCCGCAGTGAGGAGTACCCGGTCATCATCGGTCTGGACTTCGGGCGCACGCCAGCAGCAGTGTTCAAGCAGCGCGATCCACGCGGGCGCGTCGTGACGTTGGCTGAGCTGACCTCGGAGAACATGGGCATCGAGACGTTCTTGCGGACCAAACTGAACCCGTTCATCGCGAACAACATGCAGGGGTGCTCGTTCGTCGTGGCCCCAGACCCAGCCGGGTATGCCAAGCAGCAGATGGGCGAAGTGTCGTTGGTGGATATCGTCAAGCAGGCCGGGTTCAAGTGCCAGCGGCCACCGACAAACGACCCGGAGAAGCGGATTCAGGCTGTCGAACGCTTGCTTGTGCAACAGTTGGAAGGTAAAGCGCTGTACCTGATCGACCCGGGATGCACCATGCTGGTCAAGGGGTTCCGGTATGGATACCGGTACAAAATCAAGAAGTCCGGTGAGATGGAGGACAAGCCAGACAAGAACGGCTTCTCCCACGTCCACGACGCCAACCAGTACGCCGACTCCGTGATCGACATGAACATCCGAGGCGGCACGCTCAACACCGGCAGGCGTGAGGTGAAGAAGTCCTCTTACTCCTACACTTGACCCCTTGACACGTCAGCGTACAATCGGGTAACTCTTGGAGACAGCCATGTCTTTTTTCTACCCGTCGATTACCTCTGAACGCCGCCACGAGGACTTCCCCCTGCAGGTCGCTCGTGGGCAGGTTCCGGGCCACCGTGTTGTACAAGTGTTTGGCTACAACGGTGATGTTGACCAGACTGAAGAGTCTGTATGGCCTAACGGTGGTGTTGTTCCGCACCCTGCGGCTGCATCGGTACTCAAGATTAGCTCCAGCAGTGCAAGCGACACAGCAGCAGGAACAGGTGCCCGCACGGTGTATATCGGCGGTGTAGACGGTGACTTTGACGAGGTTGGCGAGACTGTTACGCTGAATGGCCAGACCGCTGTGAACACGGTAAACTCATACAAGTACGTGAACTACCTCTACGTTGTAACAGTCGGTACTGGCGCTGTTAACGCAGGAAACATCAATGTTGGAACCGGCACGGTTACGGCAGGCGTTCCTGCAGTTTTGTATGACATGATCGCTGTTGGCTATAACCAGCGCACTACCGCTCACTTCTGCGTACCCGCAGGGCACACCGGCTTTATGACGTCAGGCGTTATTACAGCAGGCCAAGAATCAGGTTCTTCGGCAATAACAGCCTTCTTAAAACAGCACGGTCCAGATGAGATTTTGCGTGTAGGCGCTGTGACTACTATGAACAACGGGTCGGTGCAGTACGACTTTGCGTTTCCGTATGTCATACCAGAAAAGAATTGCGTTGGGGCTACGGCTGTCGGGGCTTCAAACAACAACTCCGTCAGTACGTTCTTCAACATCGTGCTGGTTGCTGGACCAAACGCATCCGCCCCCGGTACTCCTTGGAACTAAATTATGGCCACAGGCATCGCACTCATCCCCGTCGCTCGTAGCTCCGATCTGGAGCGTGAGTCGCAAAAACGCAACACCGACATGCAGGCTCAGCCTGTGATCCAAGGGCTGGCCGCTCACGCACGCAAGCGCTGGGAGTCTGCCCGTGAAGCCAAACGGACCATCGAAGAGCGCATGCTGCAGTGTCTGCGCCAGCGCAATGGTGAGTACGACCCGGACAAACTGGCCGACATCAAGCGCCAAGGTGGCTCGGAGATTTACATCCAGTTGACATCGGTGAAGTGCCGCGCTGCTACAAGCTGGTTGCGTGATACCTTGCTGGGCACAGGCACGGACAAGCCGTGGAGCCTTGAGGCTACACCCGAGCCGACACTCCCTCCAGAGCTTGTCCAAGAGCTGATGGCCAGCATGCAGCAGCAGTTGCAGGTCATGATGGAGCAGGGCTTGGCCATGCCAGACCCTACACAGTTGCGCGAAGCCGCCAGCCAGATGAAAGACGCAGCGATGCGCAAGCTGCGCGAAGAGGCCAACGACCGTGTTGACCGCATGGAGCTGAAGATGGAAGACCAGCTCATCGAGGGTGGCTGGACCGACGCGCTCAACGCGTTCCTCGACGACGTGGTGACATTCCCCTACGCCGTGCTCAAGGGCCCAGTCAAGCGCAAGCGCAAGACACTGGCTTGGCAGAACGGAGAGCTGGCACCGTCTGAAGAGATTCGCAACGAGTGGGAGCGGGTTGATCCGTTCATGCTGTACTGGGCCCCATGGTCGTCGGACATCCAAGACGGCTTCATCGTTGAACGCCACAAGATGACTCGTGAAGACCTGCAGGCCTTGATCGGCGTGCCCGGGTATAACGACGATGCCATCCGCTCAGTGCTCAACTCGTTCGAGATGGGCAACCTCAACGAGTGGCTGTGGACCGACAGCGCTCAGGCGACAGCCGAGGGCAAGGACACCACCCAGACAATCTTCACGACCGACCTGATCGACGCGCTCCAGATGTGGGACAGCGTGCAGGGTAAGGAGCTGTTGACTTGGGGCCTGTCCGCCAAAGAGATTCCTGACCCAGACCTGAACTACCCCTGCGAAGTGTGGCTGGTGGGCTCCACGGTGATCCGCGCTGTGCTGAACTACGACCCGCTGGGCCGCAAGCCGTACTACGTGACGTCTTACGAGAAAGTCCCCGGCGCTGTGGCCGGTAAGGGCGTGGCCGACTTGTGCCGCGACTCCCAGAACATGGTGAACGCAGCCGCCCGCAGCTTGGCCAACAACATGGGCATCAGCTCAGGTCCGCAGGTGGCTGTGAACGTGTCACGCCTGCCCCCGGGCGAGGACATCACCGAGATGTACCCTTGGAAAATCTGGCAGTTCCAGAGCTCTGAGTTCAACGACGGCTCCCAGCCGCTGCAGTTCTTCCAGCCAAACAGCAACGCCAACGAGCTCATGTCCGTGTTCGAGAAGTTCAGCGCCCGCGCTGACGAAGACACCATGATCCCACGCTACATGACTGGCGAGAGCTCCCCCGGCGCTGGCCGTACGTCGTCCGGCTTGTCCATGCTGATCAGCAACGCTGGCAAGGGCATCAAGCAGGTGATCAGCAACATCGACCGCGCTGTCATCGTGCCGTCTATCGAGCGCCTGTATCAAGACAACCTGCGTTACAGCAAAGACCCAGACCTGATCGGCGACGTCAAGGCTGTGGCCAAGGGCGCTACCAGCTTGGTGGTCAAGGAAGCTGAGGCAGTCCGCCGCAACGAGTTCCTACAGATCGTGCTCAACAGCCCAGTGGCCCAGCAGATCGTTGGTATGGACGGCGCGGCAGAGCTCCTGCGCGAGCAAGCTCGCAACCTGAGCGGCAACGTCAACCGGATCGTCCCAGACCGTCCGACACTGACAGCCATGCAGAACCTGCAGCAGCAGAACGCTCAGCTCCAAGAGCAGTTGGCCATGATCATGGGCGAACTCCAAGGCGGCGCACCCGGTGCTCCGGGCGCTACGCAGGGCCCAGCCCCAAAGAATATGTTGCCCGACGGCAGCCAAGTTGGTGGCCGTGAGGGAAATATGATTTCAGCAAGGCCGAACGGAGTTTGACTTTTTTTGAATTTGTTGTATAGAATCCACACATGAAGATTTTTGTAGGCCAAAAGCCTGATCGGCAGCACATGCAAGCGTTAATCCGCTGCAAGCTGCAAGAAAACGATGCGCTACTGTCGCTGTTCCGCGCCAAGCTAGAGGAGACGAAAGCCTCCTTGATGCAGGCAGAAGAACCGCACCGACTGTACCGCCTCCAAGGTCAGGCTCAGGCCTTATCAGATTTCCTCGAAGCGGTTGAAAAATCGTCAGAGGTCTTTGACCGGATCAAGTGATCCGAATTTTGTAAATCCGAGCAAACCATTACGCGAACGGCAGACCGCAGTAGGAGCCCGAAACGGAGTTGGAGCCCAAGGAGAATTGAATGGCATTGCCAAGACAAGTAGAAGCGCAGTTACGAGAACTGGAAGCACTGGAAAAGCAGCTCGCAGAGGGCCAGAATCCTGCACCCGCAGACCCTGATCCGCAGCCAGCAGAGCCTCCCCAAGACCCACAGCCTCAGCCAACTGAGCCAAAACCTGTCGAGCCAACGCCGACACCGACCGAGCCAGTAGTGGCGGAAGAGAAATGGGAGCAGAAGTACAAAACCCTCAAGGGCATGTACGACGCCGAAGTTCCTCGCTTGCATGCAGACTTGCGTGACCTCAAGGCCCAAGTGGATAGCCTCCGCAAAGCCTCTGAGACCAAGCCAGTTGAGCCTGCCAAGCCCGCAGCTCCTACGAAGTTGGTGACTGATGCTGATGTTGAAGCATTTGGTTCGGACCTCATTGAAGTCCAGCGCAAAGTTGCCCGCGAAGTGGCAGCAGAGTTTCGTGGTGAGCTAGACGCCATGCGTGCCGAGAACGATAAGCTGCGCGAGCAGTTGACCAGTACCGGAACCCAAGTGTCTGAAGCAAGTTTTGAGCAGCGCCTGTACCGTATGGTGCCGGACTTTGAAGCAGTCAATGCTGATCCCAAGTGGATCGCTTGGCTCAACGAAGTGGACCCGCTGCTGCGAGCCCCCCGTTCTTCTGTTGCACAACAAGCGTTCAACCGAGGCGATGCTGAAGGTGTTGCACACTACGTGGCGATGTTCAAACAGACCGTCGCACCCGTGGAGCAAAAAGCCGACAAGACCGAAGAGCTTGAGCGTCAACTTCAGCCAAATCGTGGTGCCACAAGCGCCCCCACTGCCTCTCCAAAAGGCAAGGTCTACACCAACGCGGACATCGAAAAAATGTTCCGTAAGGCAGCAGACTTGGGGACCAAAGGGCAAACCGACGCGGCAAAGAAACTTGAAGCTGAAATTGATGCTGCGTTCATGGAAGGTCGCGTAACCGCGTGACCAGTGACACAGCGTTGAACCCCAACCTGTTTTTAATTTAGGAGGCCATCATGGCTGCTGTTTACCCCGTCCAATCGCCGTTCAACACGAACCCTTCGTACTCCGGCGCGTTCATCCCTACCCTGTGGTCTGGCAAATTGCTGGCCAAGTTCTACCAGAACACCATGTTGTCGGAAATCGCCAACACTGACTATGAAGGTGAACTGAAGAACCAAGGCGATACCATCCGTATCCGTCTGGCTCCTTCCATCAGCATCTCTGACTACACCGTTGGCCAGAACCTGTCGTACGAAGTCCCCACTCCTATCTTCCAAGATATGCAAGTGAACAAGGGCAAGTACTTCGGCGTGCAAGTCAACGACGTGCTGTCTTACCAGTCCGACATGAACTTGATGAACATGTTCACTGAAGACGCTGCCAAGCAGTTGAAGATCAGCATCGAAAACGAAGTGTTTTTCAACAACATGGTCACTGAAGGCCCTGCCGCTGCCAACGAAGGCGCTACCGCTGGTGCTATCTCTGCTGCCTACAACTTGGGCACAGACACAGCTCCTATCGACCAAGCCACTCCTGAGAACGTCTTGAAGGCGATCCTGCGCATGTCCACAGTGTTGGACGAGCAGAACGTGCCTGAAGATGGTCGCTGGTTGGTGATCAGCCCCTTCGATCGTCATCTGTTGATGCAATCCAACATCGCTCAAGCCTACTTCACTGGCGACGCTCAGTCGACCATCCGTAGCGGCAAGATCGGTATGCTGGACCGCTTCACTGTGTACGTGTCCAACTTGCTGCCTCGCGGCGCTGCTGGCAAGGCACTGGTTGCTGGTTTGACTGACCCCGCCACTGGTGGTGCTGTGTCGAGCGCCAAGGCCCGTCGTTTGATGGTCGCTGGTACCAAGGCAGCGATGTCTTTCGCCATGACTGTGAACAAGACTGAGCCCCTGCGTAACCAGACTGACTTCGGCGACATCGTCCGTGGTTTGGCTGTGTACGGTCGCAAGACTGTCAAGCCAGAAGCTCTGGTCGTGGCTCAAGTCGGCTCCGCCAGCTGATGAACTGGGCCCCTTCGGGGGCCCTTTCTTTTCCCTTATTCTTTGGAGATTCTCATGTCTACTCAATTTGCTCGCAGCATCGGCGGCTACCAAACAGCCACCGCTGGCACAACCCAAACTCAAGCTGGCGCTACTCAGCTGACTGGCGCTGTGAACGTGGTCACAACTGGCAACGCCAGCGACGGCGTGAAGCTGCCTACTGAGCGCCCAGTTGGCGACGTCGTTCACATCGTGAACATCTCTGCTGCTGCCCTGAACGTGTACCCAGCTACTGGTGGCGCGATCAACGGCGGTTCTGCCAACGCAGCCAAGGCCTTGGCCGCTAACATGTCTGGTGCTTACATCAGCTTGGGCGGCGAAAGCTGGGGCGCTGTTCTCAGCGCCTAATTGCTGGCACAATAAAGGGGCTCTTCGGAGCCCCTTTTTACTTTACGGAGCATTGAATGAACGTACTTGACCTTCTGACCCGCCTTGGCGGTGAAATTCTGTCCAACAAAGCCCGCGCTGTAGTGGACGGCAAAATCGTGATTCTTGCTCGCATGAACGGCAATGACTGGGTGTACACAGACGAAGGCCAGACGCTGGCTAACGCGCACTCCAACGCCGCTGCTGAGGAAGCCAAGCCCAAACGTGCCAAGAAGGCAGCAGAGTCTGTGGCTGAAGCTGCGCCTACCCAAGAAGCTCCTACTACGGTAGAATCGGCTGACATCCAGCTTGATGTCGAGTAAGGACGTCCATGAAAGCGATCAGCGAATTCTTCTCACGCCTAATCCCCTACGTGCCGGGATGCTCTGAGCCATTGGCTCAACAGGCGCTGCTGGACTCCGCTATCGCTTTCTGCGAAGCGTCCCAAGTGATCAGGCACGATCTCGACGTGTTCAACACCATAATTGGCCGAGCCTCGTACGAACTTGATATGCCAACTCAGCAAGAGCTGGCCCGAATCCTTCTCGTCAAAGTTGGCGACCAAGAGATTTACGCCGAGCTGGCTGAGTCTCGCGGGTACCCGCCTGACGCCGACGCTATCCCTACAGCGTTCTTCACAACGCGCAACGACGCTGAGCTGTTGTGCCAGCTCTACCCAGTTCCTGATGCAGTCTACCCCGTGCGCGTGCGCGTGGCGCTGCGCCCCACCAAAGCCGCAACACAGGTCGAGAATGATCTGGTCGACTACTGGACTGATCCAATTGTTGATGGTGCCATGGCTCGCATTCTGGCCATCCCAGATCAGCCGTTCTCAGACCCGAACAAAGCAATGCTGATGCGTGCCTCTGCTGCACGGGCCACACACAATGCCCGCATTGAGGGCAACTACGGTCGTGTGCGCGGGTCTATGCGCGTAAAACAGCGCCCCATCGCTTGAGGTAACCCATGACTACACCAGCACAATCCGTGATCCGCCGCGCTGCGGAGACGCTACAAGACTTGAACGCTGTACGCTGGAGCACCGCTGAGCTTGTCAGGTATCTGAACGACGGCCAGCGCGAAACAGTTGTGTACCGTCCAGACTCAACGGCTACCAACGTCACGTTCACATGTGTTGCAGGAGCTAAACAGACGCTACCTGCAGCAGCGGCAAGGCTGATCGAGATTAACCGAAACTTGGCGGTCAGCAGTTCTAAACAGGCGATACGACTGGTTAACCGCAACCTGCTCGACCATCAGGTGCCCAACTGGCAAAACGAAACAACCACGGTCAACATCAAACACTACATGTACGACCCGCTCGACCGTACGGTGTTCTACGTCTACCCGCCAGCCAACGTGCTGGCCCAACTGAACATGGTGTACGCTGCGCTGCCTACGGACATCACTGAGCCTTCTGCTGGCACTACGTACACATCGGTGTCTGGAAACATCAGCCTGCCTGACACGTTCGCAAACTCGCTTTGCGACTACGTCCTGTACCGTGCGTACGCCAAGGATACTGAGCAGCAGGGCAACGCTGCCCGCGCTCAAGCTCACTTCGCTGCATTTGGCGCTGCGCTGGGTGTGGAACTTACCACCACTGGTGGAGTCAGTCCATCTCCGCTTGGCAACCCGCGTCGCGCTGCATAAGGAATAGCCATGACTGAAAAGATTCGACTGGTACAAGGCGACACCCGCCCACAGATTCAATGCACCCTGACTGACGAAATCACTGGTGCCATCATCAACATTACAGGGGCAACCTGCGTCCTGAAGTTTCGTGCGTCTGGTGCTACCACGCTGCTGGACACGTTAACTGGGACTGTTACTGATGGTGTCGGTGGCGTGGTTGTATTTCAGTGGAATTCGACAACCCTCGATGTGCCAGCCGGGGACTACGAGGGCGAGATTGAGGTCACGTTCCCATCTGGCGGCGGAATCCAAACAGTCTATGACGTCTTGAAGTTCAAGCTGCGCGAGGACTTCTAATGCCAGCACGCGTCACGGTAACTCTTCTGCAAAGCGCAGCGGTAGCTCAGGGGCTGCTGGATGTTAGCGTGGCGTATACCAAGCTGCAGGCAAGCGTGTCTGCACAGGTTCTTGCAGCCGGGGTTAACGCGGTTGTAGCCAAAGCAAATGTCACTGCGCAAATTCTTGCGGCGGACGTCTACGCGGCTGTAATCCGGGTTGAAGCTATCGTCGGCGAGTTCATCATAGAGCGTTCGTTTTTTGACGCGGCCACGGCGACAGACGTTGACATCATTGCATTCAACAAGCAGCTAGCCGATGTTTTGGCTTCCATTGACGAAGTCACTGCCTTGGTTGGTAAGTCGCTGAGTGACGCGGCAGTCGCAGTGGAGCTGATGCAGCGGTTTACAGCCAAGCCATTGGCAGACTTCTTTGCGACGGCAGACAGCGTTGGCAAGACCTTCACGCCAGCCAACAAGCAAGAATTTCTGGCTGTGGCCGACACAACCAGTTTGGTACCAAGCAAAGGGTTTGTCGACGTTGCCAATGCGCTCGAAGGCCCGAACAGGTTTCAGACCTACGCTGACCCTACCTACTTCGCCGAAGACTACACCATAGACGGATCGCCTCGGCGTGATTTCTTCAAGGTTTTGGCCGAGGCAGTTGACTCCACAGACGACTTCTTGGGTGCAGCAGTTGCTGACGACGACCAGACGATCTCGTTTGCTAAGGCGTGCTCAACCTCCATCTTTGTGGCCGACCCGCACGCAATTGCCTTTACCCGCCCCGGTGTGACCGACCTGTTTGCTGCTGCAGATGTGGCAGCTAAGAATCTGTCGCGCTCGCTTGCTGATTCAGGTATCATCTCAGAAGTCTTTGACCGGGTGCCCATAAAGGGGCTGCTCGAGAGCGTAGACGCTGGCGACAGCGGGTCATTGCGAATGACAGACTACACAGACATCAACTACTTTGCCCAAGACTATGTGGGCGTTTCAGTCAGTTTCTAAGGAGCACCCACATGCAAACCCTCGAATCCCTCAAAGCTTCCGGCAGCCTGAACATTTTGATTACTCGCGCTGATGGCAGCACAGAGTCGACCCAGGTCAAGAACTTGGTTGTGAACTCCGGCCTGAACTACATCGTCAGCCGCATGAAAGACACTACTCTAGGTGCTATGAGTCACATGGCTGTTGGCTCAGGCAGCACAGCAACGGCTGGCGGCGACACCGCTCTCGGCACCGAACTTGGACGAGTTGCTCTGACAAGCACAACCGTGTCGACCAACACCATTGAGTACGTAGCCCTCTTCCCGGCTGGTACCGGCACAGGCACTGTGACTGAAGCTGGCGTTTTCAACAATTCGAGCGGTGGCACCATGCTTTGCCGCACAGTGTTCGGTGTTGTGACAAAAGACGCTGGAGATTCGATGTCGATCACGTGGACCATTACGGTTTCGTAATCTGACGTTTTGAGCCAAGCACCAAAGAGGAACCTATGAGCACCATCGTTTTGCGCAGCGTCAAGGGCGTCCCCTTGACCAACGCCGAGGTCGACGCGAACTTCAGCAATCTGAACACGGATAAGCTGGAGGCCAGCACGACGGCTACGCTCACCAACAAGACCATCAACCTCACTAACAATACGTTGGTGGCCAGCTCTGCCCAGTTGGCGGCTGCTGTGTCTGATGAGACTGGTAGTGGCTCTCTTGTGTTTGCCAACAGTCCCACGCTTGTAACACCAGCTTTGGGTACTCCGGCGTCCGGTGTCGTGACTAACCTGACTGGCACTGCCTCGATCAACATCAACGGTACGGTGGGTGCTACAACGGCCACCACAGGCGCGTTCACTACACTGACTACCTCCAGCACAGTGACGCTGAACGGCGGCACAGCCAACGGTGTGACCTACCTGAACGGCAGCAAAGTCCTGACCTCTGGAAGCGCACTGGTTTTTGACGGCAGCAACTTGGGAGTTGGAGGCGCACCAAACGCTTGGGGCGGCGCTGGTGCGACACGGCGAGCTGTTCAAAACGGCGCTGCTTCTTTTGTTGAAACTGTTGCTGCCGGGACAACCGGCACACAGGTTTTCTCAAACGCTTATTTCGACTCAAACAATGACGCCAAGTTCATACT